AGGAGGGGAAAAAAGATGGAAGCAATTAAGAAAAGATTAACAGAAATATTGCAAGAAAAGTATGACAAAGAATATGCAGAGACGGCACATTTAATTAGTGATGCATACGCGCTAGGTTTAGAAGATGGCGCATTAAAAGCAAAGGCTGAGATCATTAACTTAATCAACGGAGGCAAATGATGAAACAATCAATCAACATCAAGACAAAACCGAATAGCTACAATAGAGAAGTTTATATGAGTGAGTATGTAACCTTACCGCGTGACCAAGTCCGCATGATGAAAACCCGCGAGGTGATTGCTTGGGGTATTGCGGTGTTTATGATTCTTATTACGTTCATTAGATAGGGCGCATTATGTCAATTATTAAAGACGACAAGCAAGCATTAACACACGCATTAATCTTGGCGGTCACCGCACCGGAAGACAGATTACACGAGGTAGTTAGCATAGCAGATGAGATAGCTAGTCGGTTATCAGAGGAAGACATAGAAGCTTGCAAGCAAGAAACAATGGCATGGATAGATGCAAGAGAAGAATTATCAAAATTATCAGAAGACGAAATACACTAAGGAGGAAGTATGAAGATAAGCGTAGTAGTAGAAGTAAGTATGGATGATACCTATTTAAAACAAGTAGAGACGTGGGGCGTCGAGCCAAGTGATCACATCGCAACCATCATAGCAGAACCTATGCGAGAAAAAGGTTTAGTTGTGAAAGCAACCGCGTTAGAAATAGATCACACCATGTTCGACCGATTAAAGAAGTATCAAGAACACTTGGCGCAAGCTGACGCATATAACGATATAGAAGAAGAACTCATCGCGCGTGCATGTATTGGAGGTAAGTGTGACGATTGATCAAGACTTGGAATACGCAATACAAGAGCAATCATTGTTTGAAGATAGTGCGTTGGAAGACGCAAGTGCATACGCCCGCATGATAACAAAGGGTGCAGATAGATTTAAAAAGGAGAAAGAAAATGGAAGAGAAAGACTTGCCACAACAAACTAAAGCAGACTTACGCGAACACTGGGGTAATCTTGCAAGTAATTATCTTGTAGGTAAAACAATCAGACGCGTAAGATATTTTAATGAAAGGGAGACTGAGGACATGGGTTGGACACAAAATGCTCTTGTCATTGAGTTTACTGATGGTCATTGGCTAGTGCCGATGTCAGATAATAAAGGCAATGAAGCGGGTGCTTTGTGGACATCGAGTCAATCTGAATTAAATATATTGCCTACAATATGACCCCCGAAGCGAAAGTAAAAAAGAAAGTCAAGAAGATATTAGATGACATTGGTGCGTATCATTTCTCACCGATGACTGCGGGATTTGGTAGGAGTGGTGTGCCGGATATCATCGCGTGTTACAAAGGAAGGTTCATTGGTATCGAATGTAAGGCCGGAAAGAACGAACCAACGTTGTTGCAAAAACACAACATCCGCGAGATAGAACGCAATCAGGGCTTGGCAATCGTGGTAAATGAGGATAATATAGAGTCACTATTGGCTCTAGTAAAGGAGATTTAATGACTAGGTTAAAGAAAATATTGCATAGTTATACAGGAAGTAAAGCAGTAAAACATACGGGTGCGGGAGACAATGTTAACCACCCATCACACTACACACAAGGCGCAATCGAATGTATTGACGCTATCAAAGAAGCCACCAAAGAACTATTAGGTATTGAGGCGGTATGCACTGCCAACATTATCAAATACGTCTGGCGTTGGAAATTTAAAAACGGAGTCGAGGACTTGCGTAAAGCAAGGTGGTATCTCGATCGCCTTATCGAAGAAGTATCTACTACAAAGAACTGATACCTGTTCTCTAAGAAGAAGGAGGTCATATGCTAGATCAAGCATTGATGTGCTTAGCCACAACCATTTACATGGAGTCGGCGCAAGAACCAAAACAAGCTCAAATTGCAGTAGGATATGTGTTAATGCGAAGAGCTGAGTTTAACCATAAGAACGTATGTAGTGAGATGAAACGTCCGGCACAATTTAGTTGGTATGGTTTAACCAAGCCACCTTCGGTGATCCGACAACAATATAAAGACATAGCGTATAGAGTATTACATAGATTAGAAGTAGATTATAGTTACGGGGCGACCCATTTTCATGACACAACAATTACAAAACCAAAGTCATGGACAGGATTACATCCTGTAGTAAAATGGTCAAACCTAATATTTTATAAACAAGGTGGAAGTAAATATGCAAGAAACCCTTAAACAACCATACGCATGGGCAACAGAAGAATTTAATATTAATGGTGATCTTGTATGGTCATCGATAACACAATTTCGCCCCAAAGAATTATCGTGGATACGAGACCTACCTAATAAGAAACATTACATAACGATCACCCCTTTATACAAAAATGAAGAACAAGCAGAGAAAATTACAGGAGTCAAAAGCTATCGTGAATCTACGCAACGTCTTACTGATGCTTACAATGGTCTTTAGTAGTGGGTGTGTAACCGTTGCTACAAGTGTAGCTACACAGGCGGGAGTGCAAGTGGTAGGTGAGCAGTATTTAATATCACAAAACAAACCTGTGATTAAATGTAATCTAATCAATGTAATAAAAGGAAACAAAATGTGTCGAGTGAGTAGAACTTATTTAATTAGGAGAGTGTAATGAATAAGGAAAAGATTTTTTGGATGTCAATATGTTTTACAGTAGGCGTAGTAGCGGGTTTAAGTTTCGCTAAAATAGATAACGTACAAAAGAAATACACCTCGAATTTAAAATGTATACAAGGCGAACTCTATGAAGAAGTTAGAACTAATATGTTTGTGAAGTCACACTTAGAATGTTTTGAACAAAAGACTTTAGTGCCATGATTCCATTTAGTTATGCAATCGTAGATGACGAAGGTGAAGTCATACGCAAACATCGATGGTCTGTCAAGGAGGCAAAGTGGTTTACAGAAAACAATCCTAATGTTAAAGTAATCAAACTAGATAAACCAATAGAAGTTAAAGAAGACTTATTTAAATTAGTAGGGGAGTGTTTGTTTTAATGATTAGCAAAAAAACAGATGAGCAATTGATCGAAGCAGTAAATCAATACATGGAAAAGTATCCAAACGCATCTCGTAATCATATTGTATTACATGCAACAGGAAGCGCTACAAGAGTGAGAGAACTAGCCAAACAAGGTTTAATTAAATTACCTAAAGCATTACCCAAAGGAGCAAATACAAATTGGAATGGGTATTTTAGGAGGACCTCAGAAACAAATTCATCAAGGAAAGGCATGAAGTATTCGGTATGAATGATGATGTTGATAACGCCAATGATTTCATGCAACACATGATAGATGTAGGAGTAAAAAATGCGCACGGTAAAATCAAAAAACCTTCTAATCAAACAGGGAACTGTATATGGTGTGAAGAGCCGGTCAAAGATGACAGACGTTGGTGTTCAATTGAATGTCGTAACGAGTTTGAAAAATACACAAAATAAGAGGAGAAAAATTGTGGCAGACGCAAAATTAAATAACTTTAACCCAAGTGCAAGACAAGCAATCTTAGAATTTGAAAACTGGCAACGTAGGGTATTTGCGAAGAACGCAAAAAAAGGATGGAGATTCTTTCAACCTGATACTGTTGATAAACCTACACCTCGTTCAGCTAAAGAGGCGTGGGGGGCACAGTATGAAAGCGAAGACAGAATAGAAAAAGATGAGAAGCTAACCAATAGAATTATGCTTGGATTATTTTTAGTGTTTGTGATAGTATTATCGATACTGTAAGAGTTAATGGGCGAAAGCACTTTATTTATATGAAAATTCGTGATGGTATTTTTGCTATTATATAAACCGTGAGTAGCCCACCAATTAGAGAGAGGAAGTAAATGCAATTAATTACGTTGGACTTTGAGACCTACTACGATGTAGGTTTTTCTCTTTCCGGTTTAACCACAGAGGAGTATATAAGAGATGAAAGATTCCAAGTCATCGGCGCCGGTATTAAAATCAACGAAGGTGAAACGTATTGGTACACAGGCGACCAAGTCAAACAAGAACTTGATAAGATCAATTGGAAAGACTCTGCCTTACTCTGTCACAATACTCAGTTCGACGGTGGCATTCTGTCTTTCAGGTATGGTGTTATTCCTAATTTATATCTTGACACTTTGTCTATGGCTCGTGCTATCAACGGCGTTGACGTGGGTGGAAGCTTGGCTTTCCTCGTTGAGAAGTATTCTCTTGGCGCTAAAGGCACCGAAGTTATCCAAGCCAAAGGCAAAAGGCTAGAACATTTTACCGAGTCAGACCTATTACAATATGGTGAGTATTGTAAGAACGACGTTGAGCTCACATATAAACTTTTTGAAGTCCTAGCACCAAACTTTCCGGAAGAAGAAATAAAACTGATTGACATGACTCTGCGCATGTACACCGAGCCTACACTTGAATTAGATGATGCCCTCCTACAAGCTAGGTTAGAAGAAGTCCAACAAGAGAAGTCTCAGTTATTACAAGGTCTCATGGTTAAGTTAGAATGCGAGACAGAAGAGTGCGTGAGAGGAAAGCTAGCAAGTAATAAACAGTTTGCTGAGATACTACAAGAGTTCGGAGTTAAAGTCCCTACAAAGATAAGCCCAGCGACAGGCAAGGAAACATTTGCATTAGCGAAGGGTGACCAAGGCTTTTTAGATTTATGTGATCACGAAGATCCATTTATTCAAGAACTTTGTCGCGTGAGGTTGGGTACTAAAAGTACCATAGAAGAATCTCGTATTGAAAGGTTCCTTGGTATCGGAGGCCGTAATAAAGGTAAGCTTCCTATCCCACTCAAATACTATGGCGCACATACAGGACGATGGGCAGGGTCAGATAAGGTTAACTTTCAAAACTTACCAGCACGAGACAAGAAAAAGAAAGCCCTCAAGAATGCAGTCGTAGCCCCTCAAGGTTATCAAGTGATTAACTGTGACTCATCACAAATTGAAGCTAGAGTTTTAGTATGGGTAGCAGGACAGAACGATGTCTTAAGTTGGTATGCAGAAGGACGTGATGTTTATTGTGAGTTTGCATCTAAAGTATATGGCAAGACAATCACTAAAGAAGATAAGACTGAACGTGCGGTAGGTAAGACTTGTATTCTAGGACTAGGTTATGGCACAGGTTGGGCAAAACTACAAAGCACACTTAAGCTTGCGGCGGGCGTAGAGTTCGATGACCGA